CACTGGGAGCGCCACGAACATGGGCGCACTGATTACTACACTAGAGAGTTGAAACCATGAAAAAGTCACTATTGCTTGTTTGTCTATTTGTTAGCTTCAGTGTTTTCGCTGACTTTGACCGTAACGATCCTGCTGATTTATTAGCGCTGAAAACAGAGGTTGCGACAGACCCAATCGGCATGGATTACGCCAGTGTGATTAATGTCACTGCGCACCTGCTGTCGCGGCTCAACGATCCTGCACAAAATGTAGGCGGTGAAAATACTAGCGTTGATCTTACGGTTGACGCGTTATTCGATGCTGTAGACCCCGCAGATTTAGACAGCCCACAGGTGAGCCAGGGAGAGCGCGACTTGCTGTTATCCCTCATGGCCCGTGACCTTAGCCTAAGCCTTGAGCATCGTCGTACACAAATACGCAATTGGTTTCGCGCCAACTCGACGACAGTGGCGAATTTAGACGCGATGGTGAGGCTGTTATCCCGCGCTGAAGTACTGTTTGGAGCAGGCACGACGATTAGCAAGGCCGACTGGCTAGCAGCGAGGGACAGCTAATGGCTATTCTAGACGCAGAATTACTCGCAGAAATCCAGTCAGATATTGACGCTGGGCTGGGTGCGCGATTGATTGCACAGCGTCTTAATCTACCCGGTGGGGCGCTGGTGTCTTCATGGGTGGTGGCTGATGGCGATAGACCGGTTGATAAAGAACTTTTTTTGCAGGCACTAACAATCGACGACGCAGCCAACATCCAGACGCTTATGGATAGCGGCTCAAGAGATGGGCAGGCTCTTAAATTTAAGTTAGGTCGGTCAGACACTATTGATATGAGCAAGAAAACAAACCGTGATTTCGTCGCTAATCTTGAGCTTGCGGGCGCTATTGCAGCTGACACTAAAGGCGCACTGCTAAGGCTTGGCGAAATTGAGGCAAGCAGGGCACAAGAGTTGTGGGGTGAGCCGGTGACTATTGAGCAGGTTCGCTCAGTAATGGGAGCAGTCTAGTGGCCAGATCATTTGATAGGTTTTTATCGTCATTCACTTGCCAGGCTAGCGCAGCTATCAGCGCCGATGCGGATTCGGGGGGCGCAAAAACAGAATTCGACACTACCGCTGGCGACGCATTCATGGATGGCTGTAGAGAGGCAGAAATTGAAATTGATGTAACGTCTGCGCCTGCCTCAGTTGCGCGTTGCAAAATATACATGGAGCCTGTTGAGCACGACGGCGCGGGTAACTCAGCGCCTAAGCTGATGGGTAGTGTGCAAATTGAAACTACGGCTGATAAATACACTGTGCGCGTCACAGACCTGTCTGAAAAGGGCTATATCTTTCTGCACGCTGTAGATGCCGGGTTTACCGCCAGTGCATCAATGCGCGGCATGTACGTTGCAGACACATAAGTAATGGCTATTTTCCTCCCGAGGTGGGAGCAGCACGGGAGCGAAAAGCCTGCTGATCTGCTAGAGCTTGGTTACGCAAATGACATTAACCGCGATGTGGTCGCGGTATTTGATGGCACACGGGACATATACGACGGCACGGATGCGACGCTATACAACGGCGCGCAGTATATTGATAATGAGCTAGTTATTGGAGATGAGGTAGATGATTACGCGAACTTAGGCAAGCCGTGGACACCCGTCGGATTCTCACTCCCGCTCACATTTGTCATTGATTTCACGCCGACTAAAATAGGGGTGTGGAATAGACTGTTCAAAAGCTCACAAAGCGCCAACAATGTAGGTGTTAACGCACAAGTCAACAGCTCTAACAAACTAATAATAGCATACGGGGACAACACAGGCTCAGATTCACAGTCTCGCCGTTCATTTACATCAGACCGCACCGTAGCTCTGAATGAACGTATTGTAATTGCCGCCACACTGACAGGTGCTACTTCGGCGAGCCTCTTTGTAAATGGCAAAAAAGAGACGTATACGACAAGCGGTACAGGCGGTGCGATAGCGGGTGCTAGCACTAATGCGACCGTGGGGCGGCTGAATGTTGCGGGTGTGCAGTATTACAACGGCACTAGCCGGATTCGGCTAGTAGGATTGTACGAAAGCGGCAGAAGTGATGAGGAGCTAGCAGCTTTATCAGAAGCCCCTTATCAAATACTAAAACCCCGGCGCAAGTTATTCGCAGTACCTAGCGCGGCTACAGGCCAATCAATAACCGGCAATATAACCCTAAACCAATCACCCGCAGCAGGTTTTGCACACAATCAAAAACTAAGCGGCATTACAAATTGCGAGCTGTCACCCAGCGCAGTATTTAGCACAACGCAAAAGCACATAGGCGCCACAGAATTAAACCAAACCCCCGCAGCGGCATGGCACTACAGTCAAAAATTGACGGGCGCTGTTGGTGTAGCCTTGACCACAAGCACTGTCTTTAAATACAGTCAAAAGCTCGATGGCGCAACAGATTGGGCGATAAGCCCCGGCGCGGCATTCGGTGGCTCGGCGGCAATAAGCGGCGCGGTGACATTCGCGGCTGTGCCCACAGCGGGCTTTAAATTAACGCAGGGTATTAGCGGTGACGTGGCACTTGCCTTGTCGCCCGTTGCTTTATTCGGCGGTGCGGCGTCTATCGTCGGCAGTGTTGCGCTGGACTTAACGCCAGCGGCGGCGATGCGATATGGCCAAAAGCTGATTGGCGATACCTTGTTTGATGTATTGCCAGCGGCGCTATTTGGTAGTGCTCAGGCAATAGCGGGCAATGTTGATTTCAGTCAATTGCCCGGCGCAGTCTTTAAGCACAGACAAAAAACAAGCGGCAATGTGGCGCTGGATTTATCGCCAGTCTCACCGTTGGTGTACAGCCAAAATATAACTGGCACAGCGACATTCGACTTATCGCCTGCAGCGGTATTTGCCAGCGCTAGTGCGCTTGCGGGTAGCGTTTTATTTTCGACCGAGATAAGCGCGAGCATAAAGCTCACTGAGCGCCTGGCAGGCCAAACAATATTTAGCTTAATGCCTGCTGCGGTGATGCCGAGCGCCCCGGTATTAATGATCACCGGGGGTGATTTATTAAACCTGAAACTAGACTTTAGTCGCTTGAATATTTAGCCCGCCGACTGGCGCCAAGCACCACTTCATAAACAACGTATTTAGTTAAAAACCATGACCGAAGTAATAGAGCTAATCCAGGGCGACACCTCGGACGTGAAGCTCGTGCGCCCGGATTTCCCCGGCCTGGCCGCTGCGCTTGACGCGAATTGGCTGTGCCAGCAGGGGGTGACGGATTGCGCAGGTGCTTTAGTGGTGGCAATGGCCCCGGTCGCCGTAAAGACGGCTGACGAGTACGGCAAAGAGCGTTTTATTGTCGCTGTTAGCCCCACCGATAGCGCCACCCTTGCGGTGCCAGCGGGCGAACCCTATCAGGACTACACCTGGGTTATAGAGTTGAGCAACACCACAACCGTGCCCAGCTACAACAAAGAACACCACATTACCTTGAGGGTGAGCAATCAAGGTAGCCCCTGATGGCGGCAAAAAAACCACCGGCTAAAGCCCCTGAAAGTGTGCGCGCAGGCCACGACGGCGAAAGCCTTTCGTGGTTTGCCGATGAGTTTGGTCACAGCCGGCAAAAGGTACGCCGCGCTATTACCGAGGCGAACATTAATCCCTCGGGCAAGTGGCGGGGCAACCCCTTATATCGGATTAGCGAGGTGGCGCCGTATTTGGCGACAGTTAGCGTTGAGGGTGAGGGCGAAGGTGGCGAGTACATAAACCCTGACACCCTCTGCCCAGCCGATATGAACTCGTACTGGTCGGCACAAAAAAACAAAGTGCAAACTAGCCGCGAGCACGACCGGCTGTTGGCCGAGCGTGGCCAGCTGCTCGACTACGACCATGTTGAATATGGCATTGCCGCCCTGTTGCGCACCTTGCGCGAGGGCTTGCTGGTGGCCGGCGATGTGATTGATGCCGAGGCGGGTTTGTCGGTTCGCCAGCGCGAGGCCATGGACGCGCAGATTGACCTGGTGCTGGACAACTTAAAAACCTCGGCACAGCAAATTCAGGACAACGACATAGGCGATGAGTTACCAGAGGATTGAGCCGCTAATACACCAGCAGGCCGCCTACTTATCGCCCCCCGAACGTCTAACCGTTAGCGAATGTGCGGCGAAGTATCGCCAACTGAACAATCGCGGTGCTTATGTTGGCCCCTGGCAGAACGAGCGAGTGCCGTATTTGGTCGACATTATGGACGTGCTGACCTCGCGCAGTTTTGGCGCTTGCTGCTTTGCCACCAGTGCCCAGTCGGCGAAAACAGAAGCACTGATTAACTGGATAGCCTACACCGCCAAGGTCGATGGCGCCGACATGCTGGTGTATGAAAAAAGCCAGGACGACGCGCAGGACTTTAGCGAACGGCGTTTAGGCCGTACCCATATTGATTCGCCAGAAATTGGTGCCTGCCTGTTGCCGGGCAAAACGGCTGACCGGGTACACACCAAGTTTTACAAAAATGGCTCGATGCTAAGCCTGTTGTGGCCCACCAAAAACAAGTTGGCGGGCAAGCCTGCGGCCAGGGTGGCGCTGACCGATTACGACCGCATGGCCCCCGACATTGACGGCGATGGCTCGGCGTTTGATTTGGCGCGGGGTCGCACAAG